ATGGGATTATTCGATTTTTGGAATAAAAGAAATAAAAATGTTTTGCCACAAGTAGGCTTTATGTCTCCATTTGAATGGCAAAACTTAATATCACAAGACGATACTTATATCCCTCTAAACAAGCATCCTGATGTTGTGATTGCTGTTGATAAGATTGCGGATTTAGTATCTAACATGACCATTCACTTGATGGAAAATTCAGATAAAGGTGATATAAGAGTACGAGATGAATTATCTCGTAAGATTGATATTAATCCATATAGGTACATGACTAGAAAAACTTGGATTTCTAGGATTGTACGAGATTTATTATTAAATGGAGACGGAAATGCAGTGGTTCACGTTAAGTTGATTAGCGGAACAGATTTCATTGGCGATTTAATGCCGTTGAATATGCGTAGCGTTGAGTTCATTGATGAAGAAGACGGAGGATATTACATCCGATACGGTTCTGTAAGATTAAATCCTGACGAAGTAGTACACTTCACAATTAATCCAGATGAACAGAGACCACACATTGGGACAGGATACAAAGCACTTCTTAGAGACGTCGTTAAGAATCTTACGCAGGCGAATAAAACGAAGAATAGTTTTATGCGAAATAAAAACATTCCTAGTGTAATAGTGAGTGTCAATGGGGATGCCGATGGATTAACGAATCAACAAGGCCGTGAAGCCATAATGAATAGTTATCTAAAAACTACCAATGCTGGAGAACCGTGGATTATTCCAGCGGAGATGATGAGAGTTGACCAAGTTAAACCATTGACTCTAAAAGACATCGCGATTAATGAATCTGTTGAAATTGATAAAAAGACAATTGCCGGCCTATTTGGAGTGCCGGCTTTTTATTTAGGCGTAGGAGAGTTTGATAAAGAAGAATACAACACGTTTATTAACACGAGAATTCTATCGATTGCAGAAATAATCGCACAGACGTTAACAAGAGATTTGTTAATCAGTCCCAAAAGATATTTCAAGTTCAATCCAAGGTCGTTATATTCGTACAACATTACTGAACTAGTTTCTGCAGGAAGTCAGATGGTTCAGTTAGCTGCGATGCGCAGAAATGAACTTAGAGATTGGATTGGATTAGTTCCAGACCCAGAAATGGAAGACATTATCGTTTTAGAAAATTATCTACATCAAGATGATTTAGACAAACAGAAAAAACTGAAAGGTGGTGAGAATGATGAATAAAAGAGAAAGTTATCTCACTACACAGTTTAAAACTCGTAGTGACGAAAGTGGAAAAAAATTCATTGAGGGATATTTTATCAAGTACGGTGTAGAAACCGAACTCTGGGACGGATTTTTCGAAATGATTGAAAAGGAGGCAGTGGACAAAGCACTAGAGCGTAATCCAGATGTGAGAGCTCTATTTAATCACGATACGAATATTTGTTTAGGTCGCACTGGAAATGGAATTCTAAAATTAAAATCCGATAACATCGGACTGTTTGGTGAATGCGAAATTAACAACGCAGATCCAGACGCAATTGGCGCTCATGCAAGAATTGATAGACAGGATGTAAATGGTTGTAGCTTTGGATTTATCGAATTAGCTTTCGAAATTGTCGAAAGAAAAGATGGAACAGTATTAAAAATCATTAAAGATATGGAACTACTGGAAGTTAGTCCTTGCACATTCCCAGCCTACCCTCAAACAGAAATCTCAGCTAGAAAACAAGGATATGAAGAATTTAAAAAAGAAGCATTGAATGCTAGAAAAAAACTTTTAAAGGAGAAGTTAAATAGATGAAAAATAAAGGATTGTTAATCAAACAAAAAATCGCAATGCGTAACAAGTCGTTAGAAACGATTAATGCTGAATTAGAAACATTAATGAAACGTTCAGAAGAAATTGAGTCAGCTATTGAAGCTGTTGAAACTGAAGAAGATCTAAACGATGTAGAAACTCAAATTGAAGAAATTCAAAGCGAATTAGAAACAAAAAAACAAGAAAAAGAAGATTTAGAAAAAGAAATTTCTGATTTAGAAACGGAATTAAAAGAATTAGAAGATAAAGAACCAGCCAAGGAGGAAAAAAGAAATATGAATAAAAACGAAAAAATTCAACAACGCGCAGCTTTAAATGCATTCATTCGTTCTAAAGGTCAAACACGAGATGGTTTGAAAATTGTAGATGGTGGGGCAGTAGTTCCAGTTGAAACAACGGAACTTGTTAAGAAACCAGAAGTTGGAATTGATTTAAGTGAATTAGTAAGAACAGTTAAAGTAAAATCAGGTTCAGGAAAAACTCCTATTGCTAGCAAATCAAAAGGCAAAATGGTTAAGACTTCTGAATTAGAAAAAAATCCTGAACTAGCAAAACCTAAATTCAAAGATGTACCTTGGACAATTGATACATTCCGCGGACAATTAGGAGTGTCTCAAGAAATGATTGATGATGCTGATTACGACATTATGGATTTCATCGAAGAAGATGTATATGCGCAAGATGTTAACACTAAGAATTATGAAATTGCCTCAATTCTAAAAACTGCTAAAGCTGAAAATGCTAGTGGATTTGATGGACTTAAAGATATTATCAACAAGAAAATTAAATCTTGCTACAATGTAGTATTAATCGTAACGGATTCAATGTTTGCGTCGATGGATAAGACTAAAGATAAAGACGGTCGCTACATGTTGCAACCTGACCCAACGTCACCTACAGGATACAAATTCAAAGGTAAAGTGATTTATTCGCTTCCTGATGAATTGTTAGGCGAAGCTGAAGAAATGAAAGCCTTCATTGGAGATCCTAAAGCGTTTGCTGCATTATTTGACAGAAAACAAACTACAGTTCGTTGGGTGGCAAATGAAATTTATGGAGAAATCCTAGGATTATTCTCTCGTTTCGTTATCAAAAAAATTGATGAAGACGCTGGTGTATTTGTAACATACACTGAAGCTGTATAGGAGTGATTTATGAAGTACGAAGTTATTCGTGCTTTTACTGATATGACTGACCGCTCGGAAGAATATCCGAGCGGTCAGTTTTACAATGTCGGCGACTTATATCCAGCAAAAGGAAAAGTTAGTAAAGCACGACTGTTAGAATTATCAACTAAAGATAATATTGCTGGAGTTATTTTCATCAAACAGACAGAAGGAGATGATAATAATGGAACAGACACAGATACTAGCTCTTCTGAAAGCTAAGCTAGGGATTAGTGGGACATTTAGAGATGAGTATCTAAACCATTTAATTTTATCAGTACAAGACGAGATTAAAAAACAAAAGAAAATAAAACTTGATACTAATCGATATGATCATATGGATTTCTTAATAGACTATTCAGCGTTTAGATATGACAATCGCGATAATAACATCCTAATGCCTAAGCATTTACAGTATAGACTTCATAATCTAATACTAGAAAATTTAAGGAGTGATGTAGATGTGGGATAAGGAGATTGTCTTAATCAAAAAGCGAATTAATCAAACGGATGACATCGGGAATCCAATTGAAGAATTCAGTAAACGCAAAGTATTAGCTACTGAAATAAGCGTAACTAATAGCATGTTATTTTATGGTGCTCAATTTGGATATAAGCCAGTATTCGTAGTGCAAGTTAGATGGTTCGAATACGAAAAAGAATCATTCCTTGAATGCGATGGAATCAAGTACGTTATCCGAAGAGCATTCAAGCCAGAAAACGGAGAGTTGATGGAATTACAATGCGAAGAATTGGTTGGAGATAAGTATGAGCTATAATCTGGAATCTGAAATCGCAAAAGCTTTAACAAATTTTAATGAAGAAGTCGCTCAAGAAATTGGTGACATAGTTGATGATTTAGCTGATAAAACAGTCGCTAAATTAAAAGGTGCCTCTCCAAAGAGAACAGGCGATTATGGTGATGACTGGGATAGCAAATTAAATAAGCGTGGCGAACGAGTTATTTATCAACCTAAAGAATATCGAATTGCTCACTTGTTAGAATTCGGACATGCGCGCAGAAATGGTGGACGCAACGTTGGAGCAAAACCACACATTAAAGAAATTGAAAGTGAAGTCATTAAAGAATTTGAATCAGAAATTAGAAGGAGGTTAGGATCCTAAATGATGACATTACAGGAATTATATAGACAGCTTAAGCAGCTACAACTTCCTGTCCAATACTATATGTTTCAGGAAGGCCAAGCTCCTCACCTTCCTTATATCATCTATTATAATCCATCAGAACAACATGAGAATGCAGACAATTCTACTCTTCATGTAAGTAAAGATGTGATTATAGAAGTCTATTCAGAATTTAAAGATTTATCATTAGAAGATAAATTGAAAGAACTATTCGACAAAAACAAACTAACGTACACATTCCAAGAAACTTATTTAAAAGATGAAAGAATGTATATGCTAGCATATCAAATATCATTATAAGGAGAGATTTATAAATGGGTGCAGAACAAACACAAACACCGCAAGTAGAAAATAAAGTAACGTTTGGTTTAGAAAACGTACACTGGAGTAAACCAACAGTTCAAGCTGGGGGTGAAATCCAATATTCTCAGCCTGAAAAAATGCCTGGGTCAGTTGAATTACAATTAGATCCGCAAAGTACAGACATCAAATTAAAAGCAGATAATATTGATTATCACGTATCATATTCAAATGATGGATACACAGGTAAATTAGTATTTTATAACGTGTCAGAGGAATTCCTTCAATATGCAGTTGGAGAAGAACAAGTTGATGAACTAATTGCTGAAAGAAGTACATCACAAGGAAACCCTATCACACTTATGTTCCAAATCGAAGGTGATAAACATGCTGTTCGACATTGTTTAACTCAAGTAGTTGTTAAACGCCCAACTGTAGGTTCAGCCACAAAAGATGGAAACAACTTTAATAAAGTTGAACTTAACTTTATTGCTAGCCCACGTCCAAACGACAAAGTTGTTAAATATAAAACATCTAAGAAAACTACAAAAGAAGCGTATAACAAATTCTTTGATGAAGTTAAAGCTAAAATGTAAAAGGAGATTTATATGAAACAAACTATTACAATTAAAGGCCATCAACTCACTTTAGAAAGTAATGCCTTTACAACTCTGTTATACAAAAAACAATTCAATAAAGATTATTTTAAAGAATTGTTGCTTGTAGCAAAGGTTTTCAATGGACGAAAATCTTTTTCTCTAGAAGATTTGGACAAAGACAGTCTAGAAGCATTTGATTCAGAATTATTCTATCGCTTATTCTGGATTTTTGCTGTTACTGCTGATCCGTCAGTTCCAGATTATTTAGATTTTTATCGTGTGAACTCATACTTAGAACTTAAAGACATTATGCAAAATGTCGGGAAACTGCTAGAAGTCTCCTTAGTTACTAAAAAAAAACAGACACAAGTGAAGAAGCTAGTGAAGAAGCATTCACGGTAGAGTCGTTTTTATTATGTTGCAAAGAAAGTGGTTTATCTATTGAAGAGTTAAAACACTTAACAGTAGGAGGCGCTTTAGATTTTCAGACAGACTATGTTGAATTACATACTCAACATAAATCTGAACAAAGCACTTCCAAAAGAGCAAATCAAAGTGATATGGATAACTTTTAGGCTACTGATCTTCAGTAGCCTTTTTAATTTAAAGAAGGGAGTGATAAAATGGCAGGAAACATTAAAGGTATTACGATTGAATTGCAAGGTAATGTGCAACCGTTAGAACAGGCTCTCAAAAAAGCAAACGCTGCTGCTAAAAGCACAGCAACTGAAATGAGACAAGTGGACAAAGCTTTGAAGTTTAATCCTGCCAGTGTGGAATTAATCACTCAAAAGCAAACATTACTTTCAAAACAAATTGAAAACACAAAAGAAAAACTTACCACTTTAAAGAATGCTCAAGCAGAGGTCGAAGCACAATTTAAAGCAGGTAAGATTGGTGAAGAAAATTATCGTGCATTCAAACGTGAATTAGAAACTACAGAAAGCACCTTAACACACTATAAAACACAACTAACAAATATAAACAAAGAGCAAGATAATCTTGGCAAATCTACAGAAAGATTGTCAAGATTTTTTTCTGCCACTGGCAAAGATATAGAAGCCTACAGACACGTTTTAGGAGATAAATTAACCGATGCTATTAAAAACGGCAAAGCATCTAGTAAAGACATGGAACGTGCTTTAGAATTGATGGCAAAAGAGGCTTCTAATGGTAAAGCTGATGTAAATGCTTTGAGAGAAGCTTTGGATAAGTTGGATGATGGTGGAAGTATCCAGAATGTAAAAAAAGAACTAACAGAAGTTGGAGAAGCATCTAAATCTTCTGCTGAAAAAACAAATAAACTTCTATCACAAGGAAACTTACAGCAAGCAGCTCAAGTAGCATCTCAAGCAGGACAATCAATGATTGACTTTGCTGGAAAAACACAAGAAGCATTTAGAAATGTTGATTCAGGATTCGACATCATTATTACTAAAACGGGAGCAACTACAGACGAAGCGCTAAATGGATTTAAAAAAATCTATGATCAGTTGGCTGTAGATTTGCCAGTAGACTCGTTTGAAAAAGTTGGTTCGGCTATAGGTGAAGTTAATACACAATTTGGACTTACTGACGATGCACTGCAAGAAGCTTCTAGAAGCATTATTCAGTTTGCTGAAATTAACGATTCTGATATTACTGCAAGTACCATTAACGCTAAGAAAACAATAGAAGCATACGGTCTATCTGCTTCCGATTTATCAAGCACATTAGATACAGTCACTTATGTTGCTCAAGCAACAGGTGTGTCTGTAGATGAATTGTTTTCTAAGATGGTTTCAGGAGCTCCTCAAATTAAAGAATTAGGTTTATCATTTGATGAGGCAGCAACATTAATTGGTTCGTTAGAAAAGGCTGGAGTAGATTCAGGCGCCGCTCTTTCTAGTATGAGTAAAGCTGCGGTTGCTTATGCAAAAGACGGAAAAACATTGTCTCAAGGACTGGGAGAGACAATCGAGAAAATAAAAAATGCTTCTAGCTCTACTGAAGCGCTAACTGAAGCCTCAAATATTTTCGGAACTAAAGGTGCTACTCGCATGGTAGATGCTATAAAACGTGGTGCTTTTTCGCTCAAAAATCTATCCGGAACTGCAAAAGAAGCTAGTGGAACAGTAGCAAAAACATTTGAAGCAACACTAGATCCGATTGACAAACAGCAACAAAAATTTAACGCAGTGCAATTGGCATTGTCTGAAATTGGAGCTGCAATTGCTGAAGCTATCGCTCCAATTATGGATGCTATCATTCCAGTACTAAAACAAGTAGCAGAATGGTTTCAAAACTTATCAGCTCCTATTAAACAATTTATAGTTATATTAGGAGGAGTACTTGCAGTAGCTGCTTTATTATCTCCAATACTAGTTGCAATAGCTATAGCAATTACAACGTTTGGGACTTCAATGTTGCCACTGGTTGCTATTATTGGTGGAGTTGCTGCAGGAATTGCAATAGCTACAGCAGTAGTAACCAATTTTGGTTCTATTGTGGAATGGTTAGAAGGAATCTTCCCTGGATTAGGTTCTACAGTAGAATCTATATGGAATGCTATTCAATCAGTAATAGAAACTGTAGTAAGCGCTGTTTCTTCTTTCATTCAGAACATTTTCGGGACCTTAGTATCTTGGTGGGAAACAAATCATGAACGTATTCAACAAGTAGTTGAAACAGTATGGAATGCAATTTCAAGTATAATCCAAGGTGTGTTAACATTCTTAGCTCCATTCATCCAAGGAGTATTTGATGGGATTTCAATTTACATCCAAACGGTTTGGACTGTAATTACTACATACATTCAGGGAGCGCTCGATGTAATTCTAGGAATCGTCCAAGCTGTCTTACAAGTTTTGACTGGAGATTGGTCAGGAGCTTGGGATACATTATCAAACATTGTATCCACTGTACTAGGGACCATTTCATCAACTATCAGTTCATTAATGAATGGGATTTCTTCAACCATATCAAGTGTATGGAATGGAATCTTATCTACGACAGAAAGTATATGGAACGGAATCACGGGAGCTATATCCGGTGCAATTAACGGCGCATACAATGCAGTAAGTAGCGCTATTGAATCTATTAAAGGGTTATTTAACTTCCAAATTAGTTGGCCACACATCCCTCTGCCACATTTCAGCATCAGCGGTTCACCAAATCCGCTCGATTGGTTAAGTGGTGGATTACCAAGCATTGGAATCGAATGGTATGCAAAAGGTGGTATCATGACTAAACCAACTATTTTCGGTCAAAACGGAAACAATTTGATGGTTGGCGGAGAAGCAGGAAACGAAGCTATCCTTCCGTTGAATGATCGCACATTATCTGGAATCGGACGCGGAATAGCATCACATTTAGATGGATTTGGAGGAGTGAATATTAACATCTATCCTCATGAACTAGTAGTAAGAAATGATGAAGATGTCATGGGATTAGCTACTAAATTAGCTGAAGAGATTATCAGAAAGATGAAAATGAAAGAAAGACATGCTGAGAGAGCGAGAGGAGTGATTCTGTGATTGGATTTGAAATGAGTATTAACCGCGTTAAAAATACGGACCTGCCAGTTCGAGTAGTAGTGGCAGAATATGAACGCCTCTTCTTCTCTGAAAGCAACAATTCGATTCAGCGACGTGAAAACGGGAGTTCATATTTCAAGAAAAGCTATGAACGGAAAGAACAAGTGAAAACATTTGAAATTCATATTCATACGACTAAACAGACGGATTTAGATCATTTCAATAGATGGATTATGCAGGAGAATGTTGAGTTCGAGCCAGACACATCACTAAGTCGTGTGTATACAGCTTTCAAATTCAACGTTACTTCGATTACAAAACACGAAAATATATACATCGTGCAATTACAAGTAACGTTCTCATTCGAAGGATTATCTAAAATTGAAAAGACTGCTGCTAGAGGAACAAATACAGGTCAGCTTGTTTATACATTTGACAATGGAGGGGTGCTCCCAACAGCACCTCTTTTTAGTTTTACCTCAGGAGATAATTATAAGATGATTAGTTTCATCCATCCTAATGGCAAATATGTTCAATATGGACACGAAACTGGAGAAGTTGTTATTAAACCAAATGACGTTGTAGTGTTCGACTTCAGAAAGAAACAATTAACAATTAATGGAACAGTTCAATATGTAAATATAAGCAGCTCATGGTTTGAATTAAACGTAGGCCAAACAGAGATTGGCATTTTAACAGAGCCAAATACAAACATTCAGATCGAAGCAAAATTCAAGGAGGCATGGCAATGATTACAGTAACTGACAGAAAGTACAATAAGCTTTGCCAGCTCCACTTTGGTTCTGTTGGAGAGTTAATCGCATACGATGACATGTTCGAGCAAGATTTAGATACTGGAATTGGAATTTATGAATTCAAAGTTGATAAGAATCACGAATCCGTTAAGAATGTTGCTCTTGGTTGTTATTTATTTGTATTAGATGGAGATTTAACACGATGTTTTGAAATCACTAATATAAAAGAAAATCACAATACCAAAATTATTACAGCCGAAGATGCAGGACTCGACTTGTTAGGTGAATCTGTATGGCCATACGAAGCCGACAAATCTTATAATTTAGAACACTATGTATCTAGATTTACATTAGATGCAGGTTGGGAAATTGGAATCAATGAAATATCTTCTTCTACTGTTAGAAAATTGAAATTCGAACAATTCGATACAGCTACTAAACGTCTAAGAGCTTTAGCTAAACATTTCGATGCAGAAATTGTATACAGCGTGGAAATGTTACATGATAAACCACACAGAAAGCTGATTAATTTTTATAAAAAATATAATGCAGAAAAAGTTATCCGATTAGAATATGGAACCAACGTCTCAAATATAGAAAAGACATCAAGTATTGACAAATTAGCGACAGCACTTCGAGTGCATGGGCCCGAAGGTTTGACAATTGAAGGAATAAGTTACAATGACGGAAGGTATTGGGTTGGAGGAGATACTATACATGATCTACAGGAAGGCGCTCGATGGAGTCGACATGCGGATGTTGCACGAGATGGAGGCTATATTGTAGATATTTATGAGAGTACAGCCAAGTCAAAAGAATTATTATTTCAAGAGGGATTAAGACAATTAAAGAAACGAGCTTATCCAGAAGTGACGTATGAAGTTGCTTTATCTGAAATTGGATTAGATGTAAAAATCGGGCAACGAGCAGAAATTACAGACAGCGAATTTAAACCAGCAATAGCATTATCTGCTAGAATTACATCCATCAAACGTTCATTGTCAAACAAAACTGTTGGTACAGTAACGATTTCAAATATAGAGAGCAATGAGGTGTTCATTAACGAAAAATTAAAGAGATTAAGCCAACTGGTACAGGAGAGAGTCTTCGATTCTACTGCTGTACCTTTTGTTTTAGAGTTAAAATCCACTTCAGGCGTTGTATTCCAAAATGGAAACATCCAGACTAAATTAATATCAACTGTTTCTAAACTAGGGACGGACATGACAAATCGTTTTAATTTTAGATGGATTAGAGAAAGTAAATATGGAACTAATGATACAGAATGGAACAAGTTACACGAAACTGCCACAAGAGAACTAACAATCACATCGAATGATGTTGATAGAGAGGCTACGTTTATATGTGAAGCGCTAGAAGCTAGCAATGTTATTGCTAGAAATTCAATCGTGATTAAAGACTTCATCGTTAACAAGTCTATAGGCCCAACTCCTCCATCTAATCCTAGCGCTGGAGATTTATGGACAGATACGAGTATTCCGGGAAAAGAAGTTCCTAAAATTTACTCTAACGGAGAATGGAAGCCAGTACTTGATAAAGATGATGAAGAATTAAAGCGACTCCAAAAACAATTTGAAGATCGTAACAGAGAATACGCTAATCAATATACCAAAATAATGGAAATCATCAACAAGAACTCTGTTACTGAAGATACTCTTAGAGATTTAACAGGCCGTTTCGGAAATATGGAAGAGTCTTATAAGCGTATTTTAGAGACTGCTGCAGAAATTAAAGGACTTGGACAAAGGACAAAAGCTGTTGAATTAAATATAGAGCAATCTCAAGTTATTCTTAACGCAATTGCGACTTATTTCAGCATATCTGAGGACGGAATGTTGATTGGCAAGAATGGCGAAAAGTTACAAATACGTATCAATAATGAACGTATGGAATTTATCGATAGCGGACGTGTAGTTGCTTATGTTTCTGGTCAACAAATGAATATTGTTAGTGCCACATTCTGGAATTCCGTTACTATTGCTAATCATATTTTCGAAAAATTCAATAATGAATTTACAACTATATCGTATGTAGGAGGTGCTGTAAATGCCTAGGATTGAAAAATATACAAGTAGCGGTTACGCCAAACTAGCTTTAGAAGTAAATGAAACCAGCTACAGCATCGAAAACAACGATTCTCCTGTTGAATGGAAATTATGGTTGGAAAGAGGTAGCACATGGGTATATGACTTAAATAACGAAAGTCTAGCAGAAGTAGAAATTAATGACCAGAGAGTCTTAAGTAAATATGTCAGCTTTGATTTAAGAAATTCTAACAGGGTTCTTCTTGGAAGCGGTAGTTTAACTATTCCACATAACGAAGATGGCAGTAAGAGTATCACTATCTGGGCAAGAATTCTTAATGTTGCCGATCAAGGAGACATTGACTGGTTTAGCGGAACAGTTACATTAACAAATATACCTCGAGCGAGTTCCATCGATTCAGTAAATGTAACAGAACTTGGCCAACAAATTACACTAAATATCAATAAAAAAGTTAACGACTTCAAGCATCAAGTTTGGTGGAAAGTTAACGATAGTGGGTGGGTCGATTTAGGTAACGGACATGATACAAATGTTCAATTTACAATCCCAGTAGATTATGCAAGCCGTATTACAAACAGTGATACTGGTGCGCTTGATGTATGTGTTCGCACATATAAGGATAATGCTCAAATAGGAGACGATGTATATAAACGAGGATTGAACATTAGAGTGCCAGAATCAATAGTTCCAACGTTAAATACAATAAATATTATCGAAAGAACAGCAAGAATTGCTGAATCTATCCCTTCAGGGAACTATATTAAAGATAAATCGATTCTGCGAGTTACTGTAGAAGGAGCGTTGGGAGTATACGGCTCAAAGATTGTATCCACAGAGATTACTGTAGATGATTTAATAGTACGTTCGAATACCGGTGATTTTCCAGCAAAGAAAGCAGGAACGTTAAATGTTACTGCAAAAATTACGGATTCACGAGGACGTATGGCTACTAAATCAACGAATGTTAAAGTACTGGATTATTACTCACCACGAATCATAGCCTTTCTAGCTAATAGAACAGGAAATGGAACTAATAAGAAAATAATGGCTAGCGTAATTGCAAATGTAAGCCCATTAGTAATTGATGGAATCAATAGAAATCCATATACACTTAAAATCCAGTACTCATCTAAGAAGGATAATCGATGGATTGATGCTGTAAATTTCCCAAATGAGAGCACAGAGAGAATAAATCGACAAATTGATTGTGGTGCATTTTATGAGATTTCAAAATCATATAATGTGAGATTACTTATCCAAGACAGATTAAGTGATTTAGTTGATTCGGTGTTGTTAGTACGTTCTTCCAAGGTACTGTGGGCATGGGGTGACAATCGTGCAGCAGTAGGCGGATTCCCAGAACTGGAAGGACACTTTGAATCTTTCCTTCCAGTTGCATTTCATAGCACTTTAAATGTTGAAGAAGGAATAATGTCTCGAGGGAAACCTATTCAGGAATTTGCAATGACTTCTCGGGAGGGCAAATCATTAAAATATAATGGTGATCTCAATAATTTAAAAACCGCAGGAGGTTATCACGCATTTGGAGTACAACATAATCCGACAGGAACCAATAATTATGGATACGTGAATGTTACTACTCACAGTACAGATAATAATTTTTGCGTTCAGATATATATACCTTTCAACCAAGATTCTATCTTCATGAGAAGATGTGAATCTGGAATATGGAAGAATTGGGTTATAGTATCTACAAATGAAGTAGAAACATCTTGGAAAACAGCTACTCTAACAGAAGGATGGAAACACTATACCAGCTTTGGTAACGTTCAATACTCTAAGGCTAGTGATGGGATGGTGTTTATTCGTGGAACATGTAATGGAGGAAACACAAACACTGAGTCAGTTATATTCAATCTACCAGAAGGATATCGACCTAGTGTCGGAATATTCAAGACTGGTTTAAATAATAGTTACGGACTCGCTATTCTCGCAATTTACCCTTCAGGGAACGTAGTCGTAAAAGGAAACGTAGATTCGAAGTGGTTAAATTTGGATAATATAACATTTAAAATTTAAGGAGGCATATAAAGTGGAATTAGAAACAGTTAAAAATAGATTAGTTAGTCTTAAACAAGAACGAAAAGATACAAAAACTGAAATTGAAAAATTGATATTTCAGAAAATTCAAAAAGAGCAGGAAGTTCAAAATCTGCAAGAGGAGATTTCTCGTTTAGAACAAAAAAGTGCTACGAAAGACGACGAAATCAGAAAATATGAGACAGCTGTCGAGATTATGGAGTTGTAGTAAATGGTAGATTTCAAAATATCTGATGTAGAATTTCATGTATTATCGATGCATCTTCAAAATCTCATGCGTAGCCCATACATTCAAATCTTATTTTGGTTAATTTGCTTTGATATTATTTCCGGATATATCAAAGCTTTTAAATTAAAACGATTTGATAGCAAGACTAGTACTAATGGACTATTAAGACATGCTCTAGTGTGTGCAGTTGTAATAGTAACTGCCGTATACGCTAGAGCTTTAGGGCATCGAGAAATAGGCATTACAACATGCCTATTTTTTATTTTTAGCTATGCAGTATCATTGGCTGAAAACTGGGAAGCGTTAGGATTACCTTTCCCAGAAGCGATTAAACCGTATCTTAAAACAATGCGGAAACAACAAGAAAATAAATTCAAAAAATAACAAATAAGGAAGAGGCTGAATAATTATGGAACAATTACAAGCAACAATCATCAATGGAATCGTGAGCGTATTAGTAGTTCTAGTAGGTCTAGCGTTTACTGGATTGAAAGGTTTTATCCAAACGAAAGCGAGCGAATTAAAAGCAAAAACGGATACTAAGAACTATGAACTAGCTAAATCTATCGCTCACACTGTCGTTAACGCAGTCGAACAAATCTTCAAAGATGTGCATAACGCTAGCGAAGACAAGTTCCAAGCTGCTTACGACAACTTAACAAAAGAATTAGAAAAAGCTGGAATCAAATTGGATGACGAATCCAAGAAAGTTTTAATTGAATCTGTCGTGAATGGATTCAACGAATTAAAGAAGATTGAAGGTTAAGATTACGGTTCATAGAGGGCTCACTTTGAGTCCTCTTTTTATTTAAGGAGGTAAATATGTTTACATTAAGACAAGCAATTGATTATGTAAGAAATTTGTCAGATAACAACATCGGTGTTAACTTTGATGGCTGGTACGGTTGGCAATGTTGGGATTTAGTAGCAAAAGTAATATATGAAGCTACTGGGAAAGTAGTTAATGGGAACGCTATTGATTTACTGGATTCTGCTAAAGCACTAGGAATCGAGGTCGTTTACGAAGCTCCTGGAGTAATTGCAAAAGCTGGAGATATATTCGTAATGTCTGTTCCGGGTTCTCCTTACGGTCATACGGGTGTAGTTATCGAGGATTCGGATGGGGTTACACTTAAAACGATTGAACAAAACGTTGACGGAAACTGGGACTACTTAGAAGTAGGTGGACCCGCTCGTTATCGTACACGTTCATATACTGGTATGGTTGGATATATTCGCCCAAACTATGCTACTGATTCAGAAAACGTCAAACGTCCTAGTGGTTGGATTGACGATGAAAAGGGTTGGTGGTATAGAAACGAAGACGGTTCTTATCCTAAGAATAAATGGGAGAAGATTAACGGAAGTTACTTCAGATTTAATAACAATGGATACGCTCTTGAGAATACTTGGTATAAAGATAAACAAGGGCTATGGTATTGGTTAAAGTCGGGAGGATACATGGCTGTCGGCTGGCAACAAATAAACGGGAAATGGTATTACTTTAACAATCTTGGCGAAATGCAAACAGGTTGGATTCAATATTTCGACAAATGGTACTATTGTACGGAATCGAATGGTGACATGGTATCCAAGGAAGTGCGAAAAATTGGGGATAAGTTCTACTACTTCAACGAAAATGGAGAGATGTTAGAGCGAGCTGCTGTCTACGTAGACGAAAACGGAGCGATTCACTTCGAAGAATAATAAAACAAGCCTACCTTAATTGGTAGGCTTTATTTTTTTGCATTTTTTCAAATTATTTTTTAAAAAAGTATTGACATTATATGTCATATGGCATATAATATAATTGTAAGGAGGTGATGGAATGGAAGAAAAAATCACAACTCTAGTAGCAATCGTTGGGATTGCGGTTGCAATATCAAAAGAAGCTAGAGAGTGGTACAAAGCCACAAAAAAAGAAAAACGACAAAACCCAACCCGCAAAAGAAGGATATGACGTTTTTCAAGAGGGGAAGGATAACTTCCCTCCCCTCAATTATACTATATAGAAAGAGGAAATCAAGATGAAACACATTATTATTATTTTAGTAGTAGTTTTAATCGTTTGGTATTCAGGAGGGAATAAAAATGACAATTAAATGGCAAGGAACAGATACCAAAAATGTTCTTAAATGGAATGTCGAAGCAGAAAGTTATTATGAACTTTTACAAAAACTAATAGAAAAAGGTCTAATAGACAGCTATACAGATTTAGAAGGATTTACATTCCAAGAATTACTAGACTATTCAGAAGAATTGCGAACTTTAAAAAATAACGATAATATTGAATTACTATACAATTATGATTTTGAAAATCTACTCAAATCATTAACTGACAACCAAATTCGTAGCATTATAGAAGCAAATAATGGAATGGCTTATTATCAAACATTTACCAAGGAGTAATAGAAAACATGTTAAGAGCGGATGAAGAAAAAATACTATGGTTATTTGAAAATTATTCAGGTTACCGAATCGCAAAAGAAAGTGGTATCTCACAATCCATCATTGCAAGACTAATAAATGGAACTAGAGAATTGAAAAACGTTTCATTTGAAACAGCAAGTAAACTAAATGAATGTGCAGAGAGGTTTATAAAAGATGGCTTTAAACGATAGAAAATTTTTAAATCAACAATTGGATTTAATGATGGAAATTGTAGAGGACATAATTGAGTATGGGGAAGATGAGCCTGTTTATGCAATCTATGAATACAACATTAATTTAGGCGCAACGATCATTGTAGATTATTGGTACGTGAATGAGCCAGCTGTTACAGACGACAAGGAAGACTCTAAGTTGATTTTAGAACATTATGAGCAGCTAGAAGAACTCAAAAAAGAGCAAACCAAAAAAATGAGTTTATTCGAATTAATGGAAGAGTTCAGAGGGCAATTAGAAAGATATAAAATACGGAGAATAGAAGAGTAGAGAGGTAGATAAAAATGGAAATTTTAAGACAACACGAAAATGGTACTATTTTAGTAGCGATTAAAACGTATGAAGAATTAACTCAAGATGAAATAGATTCTTTAACATTAGCATGTACGGATACGGTTGAACAATACAAGGATTTTAAAATTGATAGAAATAAACATGGACGAGTGACGAGAGCTGTCGGGCACTTCTTAAGCGATGAATATCGCCAGTATCTTGATAACTCACAAGATATTATTGTACCACTTAAAAAAGCAACGAAAATAAGAAAATCAAATCCTGACTTAGCTGCTAAAATCGTAGGTAGTTTAATTGGAAAATAAAAGAAGTGGGCTAGAGATAGCCCACTTCTTTGTTCCGTATTTGTTCCGTGGAATCGGAAATGTAATGAAATATCAAGAATTCAAAACGTTGATTTTATAACGTTTTGAAACGTTATGCAACGCTAGGAAACGTTAAAAAATGGAGCCGAGGGGAGTCGAACCCCTGTCCAAGTATATCGACACAATCAAATCTACATTCATAGTTTATCTATTTAAGTTTCGCTACTGATTAGCTGATAAACAAGCATCATCTTAAGCTAGCCTGATAATCTCTTATTCACTTAGACAGGCGGAAAAGTGAATCGTATCCCACTGATTATAGGACCTGGACCCGAGCACATGGGCGATGCCGGACAGATCTTAGCTAGCAGTTATTAAGCTGCGAAAGCTAAAGTGTTTGTTTGTTGTTTGTCAGTTATATTTAACTGTAACGTTTTTACGTAGACGTAACCTACGGAATGCATTGAAAGCTCAACCTATACCTGTCGAATCCGTAACGACCCCGTATAAAAGTAAAAACCTAGGGAATTCCCTAGGTTCCTATTGTAACAAAGTTTTAAATGACATGCAATTCTTTAATAATCACGCATTTTTATTGGAATGAAACTAAATTCATCGTCTTTTGCTTCTTTACGGAGAGCAAAGTGATTCGTTTGGTTTAATGCCTTTAAGTTAAATTTCCCTTCAGAATATTCAACAATGTTCAATGAAGCATTTCCAATAAGTTCTGATAATTGAAAGTCTGGAATTAATTCATGAAGCATATTTCGAATAGTCATGCCGTGGCTGACAATCAGTACATTATGATTCGTATCTCTGTGTTGATTCACTACTTTTAGAAGTCCTTTTTCAACACGTAACCAAAACTCCATAAAGTTTTCCCCAAGGTGATCAGGGTCCAGCTCTTTCAGACCATTAAGTTCTTCTTGGATATTTCTTCCACCTAAGTCGTCAAAGTTTCTTTGAAGTTTTTTATACAACTCGCTCCATAAGTCGTTCGCAGATTTTCCTTCTAAGCTTCCAAAGAAAACTTCGCGAAATTCTGGCATCATTTCAATAGTGAGGTTATCACGGTTGGGATGGTTTTTAAGAAATAGTTGGGCAGTTTCAACGGTTCTACGCAAGTCACTAGTATAGACGGCGTC